TTTTTTATTGAATTTAGGGATCGACTTGTCAATAACTATGAGTCATTATTTACAGGAGGAAACCAAGAAACAACAAGTGCTAGATCGGGATTTGGACAACGTTGGGGATGGTATCAGAGTGTTTACGGACTCGCTAACGGAGATATTACAAAATTTGAAAATATCACAAAACTAAAGATGCACGAATGTTTATTGATGTTAACGTTTATGAAGGAAAAGAACGAGGTGGAAATTCAACAAATTAAAAGCAAACAAAGAAAATGAGTAATCAAGGAGTAAGGGGGTTTTATCAATTAACCGAGACAATCAAGAATAATTTATTATCTGATGTAAATTGTAAAACTGTTACTACAGGAAACCTTGATGACATTAATTTAGATAAGCAGGATATATTTCCTCTTGCTCATTTGATAATCAATAATGTGTCTCAAGAAGATGGTGTGTTAAGGTTTAGTATAAGTATACTAAATATGGATATTGTTGATTTCAATAAAGAAGAAACAACTGATTTATTCACAGGCAACAATAATCTTCAGGATATATTGAATACTCAATTATCAGTCTCCAATAAATTGATTCAAGTTTTAAGGGGAGGAACATTACATCAAGAAAAATATCAATTTGATGGTAATGCAAGTTTAGAGCCATTTTATGATAGGTTTGAAAATGAACTAGCAGGATGGACATCTACTTTTGATATACTAATTTATAACGATATAAGGCATTGCTAATGACATTTAAAGAAACAAATGAAGCATTAAATAAGTTTGGCAAGTATGTTGTTCAGCAAAGTAGATCTAATCTTACAAAGGGGAATAAAGGTGGAGGTAATTTATATTCATCTATTAAGTATGATTTAACAGAAGAGCAGAATGCTTTTTTACTAGATTTCTTAATGGAAGATTATGGTACATTTCAAGATTTAGGTGTTAAAGGTAAAAATCCTTCATTAGTAAAAAACGGAACACAAAAAGCACCCAATAGTCCTTATAGTTATAAATCAAAAAAACCACCCTTAAAACCTTTAATTCAATGGGCAAAAATGAAGAAGATAAGGTTTAGAGATAAAGAAGGTAAATTTAAAAGAGGTAACTATAAAACGATAGGATTTTGGTTACAGAAAAGAATATTTTCACAAGGATTAAAACCTAGTATGTTCTTTACCAAGCCATTTGAGAAAGCATTTAAAAACCTACCAAAAGATATAACAAAAGCCTTCGCTTTAGATGTAGAGAAAAGTCTTGTGTTAGGAATAAAAAAATAATTATGGCAAATATATTATTAAGATCACCAAGATTAGAAAGCGTTACTGTACCAAGTGCGATGAACTCCGTAGAATTAGAGTTAACGATTAACGGAACACTTAGATATAATATTATAAAAAATGGAACGGTTGGAACGGTATTGACTTTTGAAATAGCTGAGTTGGTAAGAGATTATTTAAACGTCACTTTTAATGGAACGTATACTGCACAAACCGCAGATATAAGTTTTATTTATAGATATTGGAGTTTACCAAATGGAGGAGGTGGAGGATATTCTTCAAGTGCAACAACTCATAAGGGGTTTGATGGATATGGAACTTTTATGGAAGGAATAAACCCAACTGTAAGTTCTTACGAATGGCTAATTGAAAAGGATGTAATTAAAGATGGTTATTATTTTTATGCTCCTTTGGGAGTATCGGGTGTTGTTCCCGTTTCAACAAATAGCGTTTTATCTTACACAGGGTTTGACACATCTAATCCTCAGACAATTTCTTTAGCTACACCAATAGGTAATGTTTTAGTTAATATTATTAGAGTTAATTGCAGCAGGTATGGAGAAGGAAATAAAATAACTTTCGTAAATAAATACGGAGCATTACAGGATTTATGGTTCTTTTTGAAAAGTGTAAAAACAACAACCTCAACAAAGGAAACTTATAACGCAAACACAATAACAATAAGCGGAGGAAATGCAACCTATTCAGTTAACAATCCAACAAAGACAGTCTTTAATAAATCAGCAAATCAAAAGATAATATTAAGTAGCGGTTATTATCCCGAAGGTGCTAATCCATTCTTTGAAGACTTGATGTTAAGTAAGCAAATATGGCTAACACAACCCGATCCGTATGATCCATCAACAGAACAAGTAGTACCCGTTATTATTAATACAAGTTCGTTTACATATAAGACTAGTTTAAATGATAANCTAATTGAATATACAATGGAATTTGATATGGCTTTTGATTATATAAACAATGTACGTTAATGCAGAAGGTTCAGATTTATGTTGGCTCAACGAGACTAGATTTATTCAANGATGAAACAATTTCGCTTACCCAATCTTTAAAAAACGTTAAAGACGTTTCTAAGATTTTTACAGAATTTACTCAGACGTTTTCAGTCCCTGCCTCTCCAACGAATAATATTTTATTTGAGCATTATTATAATTTTGATATAGTAAATGGATTTGATGCTAGGGTTAAAAAATCATCATATATTGAATTAAATTACATCCCCTTTAAGCAGGGGTTTATGCGTTTAGATGGTGTTGATCTTAAACGAAATAAAGCCTATGCCTATAGAATAACTTTCTTTGGTGAAACGGTAGCTTTAAAAGATGTTCTAGGAGAGAATCAATTAGATGCTTTAGATTTAGCTGCTTACAATAAGACTTACGATTACACAAGCATAAGAGATTTAATGAATGTAGACACAACTACAAACGATGTAGTAGTTCCTATGATAACACATTCAAGTCCTGTCTTTTTTGATAGTAACGGAACACCAACTGCAGGAACAAATAATATGAAATTCGCAGCAAGTTCGGGAGCAGGTGTTTTATGGAGTGAGTTAAAATATGCTTTAAGAGTTTCTAAAATAGTAGATCAAATTGAAACTGATTACTTAACAGAATTAGGACTTAGTTTTTCAGATGACTTTTTTAATGACACTAACGCAGATTATTATAATTTGTTTATGTGGCTACACCGTAAAAGTGGTGATGTAGATTCAGCATCNGGAAGNGGTAATGAATATAATTTATTAATAAATTCATTTGTTCCCGATCCCCTTTTACCTACAAATGTAAATACGCTATCATCTCAGACTAGCCTTATTATTTCAAGTACTAACCCAACTGATAATGTAGTTAATTATTATTCTTTTCAAGCAGTACCAACAGATAACACTAAACAATATTTACTAACAATAACAAGAAATGGAGAAGTATGGTATAGTTCGGGATATGTTACGGGTAGTATTTATGTAGATCAAACAACTGCAGGAGCAATGAACCCTGCGATATATAACTTTAATTTAACCGCAGTTGAGCAAGTCTCTTTTAGTGCGTTAGATTTAAGCGTTGGAGGTTCTTATACCTCAAGCGGATCAACTGTTAATTACGATGATTTTTGGGAAGGTGTTACGGGTGCTGATGTTCCAATTCCAAACTCTTTTCCTTTTGCTATTAACGAACAAATTCCCGAGATTAAAATAATTGATTTTCTTTCGGGACTATTCAAGACTTTTAACCTAGTAGCATATCATCAGAACGATAAGATAGTTGTTCAAACTTACGATGATTATTTTGCTAGTTTAGACACAGGTTTTTGGAATCTTCAANAAGANGAATGGCAAGATGAAGTAAGGTTTTGGAATGAGATTGGAAGCGCTACAACTAATGTGTATTCGATTGATGAGTTTATGGATGTTAATTCAAGTCAAGTAAATGTGGCTTTACCTTACAAACAAATCAACTTTAGCTATGAGGGGACAGGAACTTTTTTAGCAAAGAAATATAATCAATTAAACAATGTAGGATGGGGTGAATTAAGATACACTTTAAATGGAGAAGTATATGATGCTCCTAGTGAAACTTATAGTGTTAAGTTGCCATTTGAACATATGCTTTTTGATAGAATTAATAACTTAAATGGAGGATCACAAACCAATATTATGTANGGTTATTCTGTTAATGAAAATCAGCAGCCTTATATTGGTAAGCCTTTAATTTTTTATCCTATAAGACAAAGCCAATTAACCTTAGTATCTGTTAGGGAAAACTCAACAAATAACGATTCTTTAAGTTCACTTATTTTGCCTTCAAATAGTGTTTCACTTTATTCTAATATAAGCACAAGCAATATAAATTTCAATGAAGAAGTAAATGAGTTTAGTCAAGCAACAGGATTTTCTAATACTTTATTTGAAGGATATTATAAAAACTTTATTTCTGAATCGTTTAATATAAAAAGAAGATTCATAAAAGTAAAAGCCTTTTTGCCGTTGAATATTTTATACAATTTAAAACTAAACAACGTAATAGAAATAAACAATCAGAATTACAAAATCAACTCAATGACAACTAATTTTCAAACAGGAGAAACAAGTTTTGAATTAATCAACATACTATGATTAAGATAATAATTAAAATGCTTGAAATAGCAGAGGGACAAACAGAAAACATAAGAATAGCACAAGGTAAAAACAAATATCCTAATTCCATTAGTGAGGTTTGGAAGCAATTTAAAAAAGAATTGAGATGGCAGAAAAAATAAATTTAGAACTTGAGGTAGAAACAAAGGATGCTGAAAAAGAAGTTAATAGTATAGTCAATGCTATTAATAAATTAGGTAATGATTTAGCTGAGAATAATAAGAAAATTCAAGAAGGGCTAGAAAGTGTCAAAAAAACATCAGAAGAAACATCAGGTGGTATTAAAGGAATGGGTTTAGCTATTAAAGCAGCAGGTGTTGGTTTATTTCTTGATGCTTTGTCTACTCTTAAAGAGTTGTTTATGCAAAATCAAATGGTGGTTGATGTAACTGCTTCTGCTTTTGAGGGATTAGCTTTAGTGTTTAATGATGTCTTTGGATTATTGACAGGTGGTTTAGAGAGTGTTCAGAAAATCGGTGATGCCTTCGATAAATATTTTGGGAAACCAATAGAAACTGCAGTTAAATCATTTGAGAAATTTGGTGATGCGTTCAGCAAGATATTTGGTGGTGATTTTAGTGGTGCGTTAGATGACATTAATCTTGGGATGACAGGATTACAAGTAGCTATTTCTCAAACAGGAGATGGATTTACTGAAGCTGCTAATGATGCAGTTGACTATACAAAACAAATAACTGCAGCAGCTATTTCAAACGTTGAATTAGCTAAAGAAGCACAAAAAGCAGAGATTATTAATGCAGGGTTACTTGAAAAATATGACAGAGCAGCAGAGCAGCAAAGGCAAATAAGAGATGAGGAAAGAAATTCTATTGAAGAAAGAATAATAGCAAATGAAGAATTAGGTAGGTTACTTGAAGAGCAAAACAAAGTAATGCTTGATAATGCTAAAACTGTTGAAGCAGCAGCACAAGCTGCATTTGATAGAAATAACAGTTTAGAAAATGAGATTGCTTTAATAGCTGCTAAAAATGAAGTAATGGCAGTTGAAGCAACTGTGGAGGGGTTTAGATCAGAACAGTTAGCAAATGAACTTGCTCTTGATAAAGAGAAGATTGAGTTAACGAATACGAAATTAGAATCTGAAACAAATTTATCATTAGAAAGAAAAAAGTTTAACGCAGAACAAGAAGCTAATAATGTCACAAGGCTTCAAAAATTAATAGAAATAAATGAAGCTGAAAAAGGTATACAAGAAGAAAGGCTACAAAGAATAGTTGATGAAGCTAATGTTGGTACACAAGCAAAAGTAGATGCTCAAATAGCACTTGATGAATTTACACAAGCCAATAGGCAAGAAAATGTAACTTTAACTAAAGAGTACAATGAAGCTATTGCTTTAAGTGATAAAGAGTCATCTGATGAAATAATAGCGAATGCCAAATTAGTTGAAGAAGCTAATGCAGCAAAATTAAATGCTTTGATTGGTGGACTTGGTGTTTTAAAAGGAATGGCAGAAGGTAATTTAAAACTACAAAAAGCACTTATTATAGCAGAGTCTGCCGCTACTATTGGGCAAATAATAATGAATACTAATAAAGCAAATGCGATAGCCACAGGAGGTGCTCCTTTTAGTGCGGGTTTACCTTGGACTGCTATAAACACAGCAAATGCAGCAATAGGAATAGCCTCAACAATATCATCATCTAAAAAAGCATTATCTGCTATCGGAAAAGGAGGTAGCGTTGCTTCTGATGTTTCACTTCCTCCTGTATCTTCTGCACCCCAAGAAGAGTTGGAATCAGTAGCACCACAATTCAATGTAGTTGGTCAAAGCGGAGCGAGCCAAATGGCAGATGTTTTTGCTTCTCAACAACCCGTTAAGGCATATGTAGTTTCTAACGATGTGACAACCGCACAAAGTCTTGAAAGAAATATTATAGAAGGAGCAACATTAGGCGGATAAACGCAAAAATTAAAATTTTAATCGTTATATAGATATGAAAATTGTAGAACTGATTCTTGATGATAATGAAGAAAGTGGTATAGAAGCCATAAGTATAGTTGAGTCTCCTGCTATTGAATCTGATTTTGTAGCCTTAAAGTCAGATGAAATAAAACTTGCAGAAGTTGATAAAGAGAAGAAGATTTTAATGGGTGCTTTATTAATACCAAATAAGCCGATATACAGAAAAACAGAAGGAGATGAGTATTATATATATTTTTCAAAAGATACTGTCTTAAAAGCCTCTCAAAGATACTTAACCAATGGATATCAAAGCAATTCAACATTAGAACACTCCGACAACCTACAAGGATTAACTTTAGTTGAAAGTTGGATAGTTGAAGATGAGATTCAAGACAAATCAAGAAAGTATGATATGAATGTTCCTGTTGGAACTTGGATGGGGACTGTAAAGGTTGCGAATGATGAAGTTTGGAATCAATATGTTAAAACAGGAAAAGTAAAAGGGTTCAGTATTGAAGGATTTTTTGCTGATAAGATAGAGAAGCCGAAATTAAGTCTAGAACAAATAGAGGAAGAAGAAGTTGCTGAAATGTTATCTATGATTAGAGGCATTGTGAAAGATGGGAAGGTAGAAATGGAGTCTTATTCAGATTATCCATCAGCAGTAAAAAATAACGCTAAAAGAGGTATTGAGTTAAATAAAAAAAATAATAATAAATGTGCTACTGATGTAGGTAAAATAAGAGCGCAACAACTAGCAAAGGGAAAGCCTGTTTCATTAACAACAATAAAAAGGATGTACTCTTATTTAAGTAGAGCAGAAGAGTATTATAATCCATCAGACACAAATGCTTGTGGAACTATATCTTATTTGCTTTGGGGAGGTAAATCTGCAAAGGCTTGGTCATTAAGAAAACTTAAAGAACTAAAAGCAATATAATGCAGGGTATTGATAGAAAAAATTATATACCTAACCCAACCTCCCCAAGAGGTGGTAGAAGAGCTTGTTTATGTGAAGATAATACCTACTCAATAAAATGTTGTGATGGTGATAATTGGGCTCAAGGAATAGGTGTTATTACAGGAGTAGAAGGTAATTTTTTAGCAAAAGAAGATGATGATTTGATTCTTCAAGAGGATAATTCTAAAATTATATTATAATGGCAAATTCAAAAATATCCGCTTTACCAATAGCAACTGCATTGCAAGGAGATGAATCTTTTGCATTAGTTCAAAATGGTACAACTAAAAGAACTACTTTAAGTGATATAGATAATTATGTAATTGCAACACACATAACAGTTGCAGATGGTACTACAATAAATTTATCAGATAGCACTTATACTAGTTCTACTTTAATAAAGTTCACATTTACTGCAACAGGTGGAGTAGAAAATGCAACGGTTAATTTGCCAAATGTAAACGGAACAAACACAAATAGATTAATAAGATTTATATCTGATTCAACATTTACATCCAATACTAGGGTTAGTTTAACTCCTATTAATGGAGCAACCATAGACGGTTCAGCATCTCCTTATGTAATTAACAAAGAATACGAAGGTGTTCAGTTGTGGAGCGATGGAACAGAGTGGTTCATAGTTCAAAAGAAAGCATGAAAATGCAAAATAAATTTTAATAAACGTTATATCAATATGAAATCAAATGAAGTTTTAAACCAAATCAAAACGGTTTTAGGAATTGATCTTGAAAAGAAAGAGATTAAACTAGAAAGCCTAAAATTAGAAAATGGAACTGTTGTAGAAGCAGAATCATTTGAAGAAGGTAATGATATTTTTATCATGACTGAAGATGAAAAAGTAGCACTTCCCGTTGGTGAATATATGCTTGAAGATTCAAGACTTTTAGTTGTTGAAGAAGAAGGNAAAATTGCTGATGTTAGAGAAGTGAGTGATGAAGTTCCACAAGAAGAAACAGAAGATTTAGTTGAAGAAGATTTAGCTGAAGAAGCGGATGTTGCTGATTGGCAAGGAATGGAAGTAAGAATTAAAAATCTTGAGGATGCTATTGCGGATTTAAAAGCCGATAAAATGGAAGCTAGTAAGGTAGAAGAGGAAGTTAAAGAAAAACTTTCTGCTGAACCGGCAACCAAGCCTATCAAGCACAATCCCGAAGGCGAATCAAGAAAACAAATAAAAATGCACATTTCTCCGAATAGGGTAATGAGTACTAAAGATAGAATTTTTCAAAAAATATCAAATTTAAAATAAAATGGCTGTAAACATAACCAGTACCTACGCAGGAGAATTTGCAGGAGAATATATCTCTGCTGCCCTTTTGAGTGGAAACACCATCGCAAACGGTGGTATCGAAGTAAAACCAAATATCAAATACAAAGAAGTTATCAAGAAGGTAGCAACTAGTGGTTTGGTAGTAGATGCAACTTGTGATTTCACAAGCGCAGGATCAGTTACATTAACTGAAAGAATTATTCAACCCGAATATTTCCAAGTAAATCAAGAAATGTGTCTCACACCTTTCCAATCTGATTGGGAGGCTGCACAAATGGGATATTCTGCTTTTGATCAACTCCCCCCCAAGTTCTCCGATTTTATTATCGGGCAATTTGCGTCTGAGGTAGCTGCCAAAACAGAATCTAATATTTGGAGTGGAGTAAACGCAAATGCAGGTGAGTTTGATGGCTTTACAACTCTTATGACGGCTGACGCTGATGTAATTGATGTAGTTGCAGGTGCAGTTGTTGTTGGAAACGTAGTTACAGAAATGCAGAAAATAGTTGATGCTATTCCTGCTACTTTATTCGGCAAGGAAGATTTACATATCTATGTATCACAAAACATTGCAAAGGCTTATGTTGGTGCAATGGGTGCATTAGGAAGTGGTATTGACAACAGAGGAGCATTGTGGTATCAGAATGGCGCACCTTTATCTTTCGGTGGTATTCCTTTGTTTGTTGCTAATGGATTAGCAAATAACACTGCGGTAGCTGCTGAGAAATCAAACTTGTACTTTGGTACTTCTTTACTTAGCGATCAAAACGAAGTTAAGTTGCTAGATATGAGAGATTTGGATGGCTCACAAAATGTGAGGCTTATAATGCGATTTGCTGCTGCAGTTCAATACGGAATTGGTTCTGACATCGTACTTTACTCGTAATTAATTTAAAACCATAAAAGAGGGTAGGTGGAAATGTCTATCTACCCTTTTTTTATTAAACAAAAAAAAATATGGCTTGTAACGTAACTGCAGGAAGAGTACTTCCTTGTAAGAGTGCCTTCGGAGGAATTAAATCAGTATTTTTTGCAGATTTCCCCGTAGAGGCAACATTGGAAACATCAGATCCTGCAACTTTAAATGAAGTAACAGGATTCACAGGAAGTCCTGTTTGGTATCAATATGAAATAAAAGGTAACTCTAGTTTAGAAACTACAATAACAAGTAGCAGAGAAAACGGAACTACTTTTTATACTCAAACTTTGAATCTTACATTAACTTATTTAGATAATTTAACTAAGAATCAAGTTCAATTAATAGCAGCAGGGAGACCTGTTGTCGTTGTTGAAGATTATTATGGACACTTATTTCTTTGTGGATACGAAAATGGAATGGAACTCACAGGTGGCACAGTCGCTACAGGTGCTGCTGCAGGAGATTTAAGTGGATTCACTATGACTTTAGAGGGAATGGAAGAAACTGCACCTTATTTTGTGCAGTCAACTGCAGGAATTACTGCTGCAGCTAGTCCAATTAATCCTACTCCTTAATTAATATTTATTAAATTAAAAGAGCATCCCTTTTTATAGGGGGTGCTTTTTTTTTGCTTAAATTATATTTCACTTTCAAATAAAAATCAATGAACAAATTACACAATCAAATACAAAAATTAGAATCTCAACTTACAGGAAATATGTTTACTGATATGGAAATAAAAGACAAAATTCATAATTTAAAAATGAAAATAAATGGTTCTAAACCTAGTTCTTCTGAGATTGATTGTGTTGGTTGTGGATCATAAAACAAAACTCATTCTTTTTTGCGTTATATAGATATGATTCTAGTAACGACATCAGCGACTGCACAAACATTTAATGTAATACCTCGTGATTACAGTTTAACAACCTTTACAATGATTATAAGAGATGATTCAACAAACGTAAGTGTAAGCTACGACATTACAGGAGCAAGTGTTTCGGGTAATTATGTAACCTTTCAAAATACCTTTTCCCCTGTTTTAGTTTCAAATCATTTTTATGATTTTAGATTGGTTTCGGGAACAGACATTATTTTTAGAGATAGAATGTTCTGCACAGATCAAACAGTTAATCAAATTAACAATGATTACTATAAATTAAACGAGGGACAATTTACCTCTGACGATTCTTACAACAATGAATACATAGTAATATGAANAGAAATAAAAACTTACCTAAAGGGGTTTTAATAAATGAATCTGCTTTTGGTATCGTTAATCTAAGCACATACACAAGTCCCGAAATAGTAGAGGTGACAAATAAGAGTTGGGTTGCTTATGGAAGAGATAACAATTACTTTCAATATCTAATAGACAGATATAATGGAAGTCCAACCAATAACGCTGCTATCAATGGAATAAGTCAAGCGATTTATGGAAAAGGATTAGGTGCAACGGATGCAAGTGATAAACCCGATGAGTATGCTCAGATGGTTTCTTTATTTCACAAGGATTGTGTTATGAAGGTTTGTTACGATCTAAAATTAATGGGACAAGCAGCAATACAAGTCATCTACTCTAAAGATAGATCGAAGATTGTTGAGTTAACCCATATGCCTGTTGAGACTTTAAGAGCAGAGAAAGCAGACGATGAAGGAGAAATTCCTGCTTACTATTACTATAAAGATTGGACAAAAATAAAACCAAGTGACAATCCTTTGAGGATTCCTGCATTTGGTATGTCAAAAGAAGGAATTGAAATTTACTACATTAAACCTTATAGAGCAGGTTTTTATTATTATAGTCCTGTAGACTATCAAGGAGGGATACAATACGCTCAACTTGAGGAAGAGATAAGTAATTTTCATATCAATAATATTATGAATGGGTTGTCTCCAAATATGTTAATTAATTTTAACAACGGAACTCCTAATCAAGAAGAAAGAGAATCATTAGAAAGTAAGATTGCTGCTAAATTTTCAGGATCAAGTAATGCAGGTAAATTTATATTAGCATTTAATGATAACGCTGAAAGCAAGGCAGATGTAACTCCTATACAAATATCAGATGCTCACAATCAGTATGAGTTTTTATCTAGTGAATCAACCCAAAAGATAATGGTTGCTCATAGGATTGTCTCTCCTATGTTATTAGGAATTAAGGATGGTTCGGGTTTAGGTAATAACGCAGAAGAAATTAAGACTGCATCTTTGTTGATGGACAATACTGTTATAAGACCTTTTCAAGAACTTTTAATTGATTGCTTTGATAAACTACTAGCGTATAATGATATTTCCTTAAATCTATATTTTATTACGTTACAACCACTAGAGTTTACAGAGGTTGATACATCGATTCAAAGTGAAGAAGATATAGAAGAAGAAACAGGCATACAAATGAGTAAGCAAATAGGTGGTCAAATCGCCTATGAAACTAAAGAAGAAGCGATAGCAGCAGCCAAAGAAATGGGTTGTGAAAGTTATCACGAACACGAAGTTGATGGTGACGTTTATTATATGCCCTGTGTTTCTCATAGTGAATTAAAAGCACCTTGTTGGGATGGTTATGAGCAGTATGGAATGAAAATGAAGAATGGCAAAAAAGTTCCTAATTGTATTCCTGTAGATGCTAATGCAGAATTAAATGAATTTATATCTTTAGGAGAAAGTGAAGATGAACTTTTGAAAAAGTATGACTTAATAGATGTTTCTGAAGTTGATTACGAAGCGGATGATTTATTTGATGAAAAAATTAAAGAACTAAACAATCCGTCTTTATTGAAAAAAATAACAAATCTAGTAAGTACAGGTAGAGCGATTCCTTGGGCAAGGGATTCAAAACAAGATGGAGGAACTAAACAAGATCCATCACTAAAGTTTCTAGTTAGATATCAATATGCACCTTTGAAAACTCAATCAGATTCAAGAGGTTTTTGTAATAAAATGGTTTCAGCTAAAAAAATATATCGAAAAGAAGATATTGTTGCTTTATCTAATAAGCCTGTAAATACAGGTTTTGGAGTAGGTGGTTCAGCTACTTATTCTATTTGGTTATACAAAGGTGGAGCAAGGTGTCATCACAAGTGGTTTAGAAAAACATATATGCTCACAGAGGGAGTTAAAAAAAGAACTGAGGTAACTACAAAGGAAGCTAGATCAAAAGGCTTTAGAGCACCTGTAAATGAGCAGTTAGTTCCTGTCGCTCCTATCGATATGAAGTATGAAGGTTACACCAAAGCCTATTGGGATAAGATGGGATTTAAACGTAAATAAAAATGGCAACAGTATTATTCATAAATCGCACAGACTTAATTAGGAACAGTATCCTAGATGGCAACGTGGATACAGATAAATTTATTCAGTTCATTAAGATTAGTCAGCAGATAAATATTCAAAACTATCTAGGGACAAAACTCTACGATAAGTTTACTTTAATAGTTGGAAACGGAGATATTGACAC